ACTTCTTCATTGAAAGAAGAAGAAAAATATAAAATTATAAAATTACTTTGTAAATATATCACTATTTTTTATAGTGTTCATGAGAATATTATCGAACTTGCATTATTTACATATGATTTGTATTCTGATTTATATTCTGGTTTATTATAAAAAAAATGTTTTTATTACAATTCAAATATTCAAATATTATAAAAATATTTGAATATTGTGAAATATTTGAATATTGTGAAATAATTATTGAATTTTAATGTTACAAAATATTATCACTATACTGCACGACTATACTATCAGACACACTCACATACTACCACACTCCCAAAATAAATAATGATTAAACGCCTTCTGTTATAATACGCGGAACAACATTAATTGCCTGTAATTCTTGAAATAACAATTTACATGCAAACGGTATTTGAACTTTCGAAAAATCAGTCGTATTATTACATGTTTTACATAAATGTATATTCATATCGCTACCATATCTATTTTTTCCTCCATCACTTTCACGACCATTTCCTTTCTTTGATGCAGACCCATCATTATATATAGATTGTAATCCACAATTATTACAAACATAAATTTCAAATTTATCAGCACAACTATAAAATCTATCACGCAAGAAATTCGACATACCGTGTGATAATATAGCGTCTTTTTCCATTTCACCTACTCGTAAGCCTCCATTAATTGAACGTCCTTCACATGCTTGTCTTGTTAATCCTGTTACTGCCCCCGTCGAACGGGAATGAACTTTATCATTAACCATATGTTTTAATCTCATATAATAAGTAGGACCGATAAATATATTTGCTTCTAATTGTTCACCTGTGAATCCATCATACATAACTTCATTACCATAACTTTCATATCCAACTCGTTGTAATTCATTGATAATTGTTCGAATAGACATATTACCGAAGCTTGTTCCGTCTCCAAATAATCCTAGTTCCAAAAGAACCTTACCCAATATTGTTTCTTTTAATTGGGCTATAGTCATTCTAGAAGGGATAGCATGAGGATTTAATATAATATCTGGACGAAGACCATTTTTTGTAAAAGGCATATTTTGTTCTTCAACAATCAATCCGACTGTTGATTTTTGTCCTGCCTTACTTGAAAATTTGTCACCAATAACCGGTTTTCTTAATGTTCTTAACCTGACTTTTGCTTGATTATACCCATCCCCATTACGACCTGTGTAATTCTTATCTATATATGTATCTTCATCCGTTTTATATATTTTACTCTGATCCTCGTACTTAATTGGTTTCGTAGGATCATTACGATTTTCTTTGATAGGGACTATTTTTGCAATAATAACGTCACGATTTTTTATAAATGTGTTCTCGGGAACAAATCCATTTGTGTCTAATTTATCGTAATTGCCAAATTTAATACCTTTTGTTTTTTCAGGATCTGGATTACACCTGATAATTTCATCACGAATGATATTTTCATCCGTATCTTTTTCTGTATGATACATTGTTTCCATAAAAAGTCCACGATCAACAGACCCCTTATTTATTAATATACTATCTTCTTGATTGTAACCGGTATACGTCATAATAGCAACATGTATTTGATGTCCAGAAGGAACGTTATTCAGTTTGATAAAATTTAAAAGACGTGTTTCAACTAACGGTTTGGACGGATAAGTCAACACGTGGGCTGTCTTGTCCATGCGTTTGTCAAAATTAAGAGAATAAACTCCAATTGCCTGTTTTGCTTGACATGTTTGATATGTATTTCGTGGGGCTTGATTATTTTCCGGAAAAGGAATACATGAAGCTAATATACCAAATATTGTACTAGGGTGAATTTCACAATGAGTGTAATTGATTTTTGTCGTTATATTTTGCAAATAATCTTCTTTCGATTTCATTGCAATTATAGAATGACATTGTTCTTCCACATCGATATATTCTAATACAGAATTGTCAATACGACAATTTGTAAGAAGATCGTTCCAACTAATTTCTTTTTTTTCGAGTTTTAATAAAACGTCGTGTGTAAGAATTGCATGATTATCTTTAACACGAAGAACTGGTCTGGTCAATCGCCCACCATCATTACATATTCTTATTTCTAACAATTTAAAATCAAATATAATCGAAGTATATATATTTATTATTCCTCGATATTTTTTATCTTTAATTTCATTGTATAAATTCATTGGTTGGTCTGTTACTCCTACCCAACATCCATTGATAAATACCTTAACCTTCTTAAAAAACACTGAAGTTGGTTTCATAATATCATCCGAAATTTGTGTAATATGAGGTAAAATAAAGTCATACAGGGCGGTACTCGTGGTTGGAATAGTAATATGGGTCATAAAACTTATATTTTTTACAATCCCAATCGATTGTCCTTCTGGAGACTCTACTGGACAATTTGATACCAAAAATGATGATGCGACAAAATCATGATTTTCGCTGTACGTTGTAAAATCATACACGGGTTCGGGTAAAATTTCAACAATAGAATCTATAGGGACACTGATACATCCATTGGGTTCTTCATTTAATAATAATATATTTTTATTGAATGCTTTTGTTTTTAATACTTCTATAAAAAGTCTTGATTTTTGATGATTTTTTTCAAAATATGCAAAATGAATGATATCGGTGTATTTAATTATATTATTTATAGAATCCTCAATTTCAATAGTGAAATTATTGTTTACAATAGTTGTCTTACATTCAATATTAAATTCTTTGAACATTTCAATCACTTGTTCTACAACCTCAAAATCCCTAATAATATATTTTGATGAATGAAATGAAGATAAAAACTCCCTTTTTATAGATAATTCTGCATTTAATAACCAATATGGTAATCCACGTGTTATATTGCCATTTATTAACCGCATAAAATAGTAAAATATATTATCCGTATTTGTAAGGTCAATATCACTGAATCCTAGTAGTTTTATATCATTATATATTTCATTATTCAGTAGAATAAGTCCATTTAACATTATTCCCGACAATCTTGCTATAATTTTTAAACTACATGTTGATATATTGCATCCCACTAATTTTAGACGTAATAATTCGTCACGGTATTTGTATAATATATTTTCATCATTATGGATATTAACAATGGTCCGATTTTCATCCGCAATATGCGTTGTCATATGATAAATAACAACTTTATCACCTGGGGTTAATTCTTCCATATTTATCATTTTATACCGCCCTTCCGCTACTTTTACCAAAAACGGATGTTCAGCTGTAGCCTTTATTTTACGTCCACTAATTGTTGTTAATTCAAACAATTTGTCTGGCATTTTGCTAAAAAATGAATGAATATTTGAGGGTTCATTCATTAATGTTTTCCGATCGAGAGTATTTACACTGTCGCCATTCTCCATATTAGCCATCTTTTTACAATCCATTCGATTCGATAATAATATGTCCGTATCTCCTGTAATACACAAATAACCCCATGTAGTATTGTGTAATTTTCTTGGTGCAATTAGTTCACCGCTGTTTTCCAACGGCGTATTTATTCTACGCAAATGACTTAAAGAAGCCATATAAGTCATTCTGTTCAATACTTGTGCTACACCGACTTTTGAACTATTTGACTGTTTAATACTAAAATCACCTGTTGCCAATGCACGATTGATGCTATTTTCAATAGTAGTGGATTTCATTATTTTATAAATATTTGTCATGTTAATAATGTTTTCAAAATCATCCATTGACCTCCATGACCCGTTATTAATTTCCCGAATAATTTGTTTTTGCATTTCTTTAACCATTTTGTTAAAATAGTTGCGAAACAGATTATTTAATAATGTTCCAGTAAGTTCAATACGTTTATTTACATATGAATCCCTGTCATCAGCAGGAAAAAGCCCCATGCTTGTTTGAAGAAGTTTTTTTACCATATAACCCAAATAATAAAGCTTTTGTAATTTTGTTTTACAGTGAGGAAACAGGTCATTTTCAAGAACTTCTATCGCAAATTCTCGTTTTTTTATTTGACCCTTCTCGCGGTCCATATTAATAGGAGTATATGCAACATATGCAGTTATATGCTGAATTGCTTGTTCCTTTGTCATATACTTATTAGCATCAATTACAGATGCCTGTAATAGTTTTAAAAGTTCATTATTGCTTTCATCTTCTATATCTAATAAAATATATTGACATATAGATTTATCGCTGATAACATCTAGCGCTCGAAAAATAACAAACAATTCAATTGGTTTTTTAATTCGTGGAATATTAATGTATATGCCTTTTCCAAATCCATTGTTTTTCGAAGAAATAAGAACTTCAATCTGTTTGGGGGAAATACATTTGGAATCGGGAACAGATTTTATTTCTGCATACCAGTCCCATTTGGTTGTATTTTTTTCAAAAAAACAATAAACCTTGTTTTCTGCTGCTCTTTCTTGTCCAAGAACGATTTTTTCTGAACCTTTAATTATAAAATATCCACCACAATCCATTGGACATTCGCCAATCATATATGGATTTAAGTATTTAGATTGAGTAAGAACACATATACTTGATTTTAACATAATTGGCATCTTGCCAATATTTATTTTCGGTAATATTTTTGTAATAATACGAGGAGTATCCATACAAGTTGTATTACGAATTATATATTGGATTTGTATGTCAATCACCATTGACGAAGCGTATGTAAAGTTTCGTAATTTAGCTTCTTGGGGAAACATAGTTTTTGTTGCGCCATTATTTTCATAAATTTGGGGCGGGTACATTTTAAAATTAATAAAACTTATATGAATTTCCAACATATATTTGTCTTGCTGTTCAACATAATCGTTTTCCGAACGGACAATAAGAGGATTAAACATTTGTATTGTTCTTTGAATTTGATAATTTATAAAATGATTGTAGGATTCGATTTGATGACGAACAAGACGTTCCAGATATTGACCATGAAAATATGATTCTAATATTTGGAAGGGTTCTTCAATGTATTCCCCCAAATGTTCTAGTACTCCTTCATGTGGAATATTCGATTTTACATCGAATTCATTTTTAAGCATTTCTTTGATTGTTTTTTCCATTGTTTCTTTGATATTGTTGTCAACTGATACAAATTCAGGAGAATTTTCAAACAATGTTTCAAAACTGTCATTTTCAACAGGTGTTACTTTTTTTTGTTTTTTTGACGATTGCTTAGATTTTTTCTTTAAAATTATTGTTCTCGTAGGAACAATAGAATCGGATGAAACACAACATTGAGTTGGTTCTTGGATCATAGTTCAATAATTAATAAAAGTTGATTATAATATATATATAAATATTGTTTATATTGAATCGATAATTGTATTGAATCAATTTTTTAACCATTCGTAATTTTGGGTATTTTTAACGATTTTAATACCTTTTTGTTTTCATAATTTTTATATGATATTAATCTTTATTCGATTTAGTGTTTTATTATGGTTTCAAAAACATTGACATTAAAAGACCATATATTGTAAAACCAACAAAAACAACAAACGGTTAAAAATGAAAATAATAAATTTATTTGTAATAATAATTAAATTTGTTTTTATATCCATCATTATATCCTAATTGATAATAAAAATCTGATTGATTGCCTGAATAGGTTGAAGCATACACATATACATTAGGATATTTATTTATTTTATTATTATTTACATCATATTTACCGTTATAATATCCTTTTTCAAACCATTTACCACTATTCAATCCGTTATCTATAATACTGTCATAGAATAGGTTATTAGAAAGTATAATATTAGGATTATTAACAACATAATTCATACCAATATTAAAATTGTCTGAAAATAATAAACCAGTAATGTATCCATTGTTATAAGGTGAATTATTACTTAAATCAGGAATAATTTTGTTTGGATAATTAATTCTATCAGTTTTAGCATTATTAAACCCTTT